AATCGTTAATGTTTGGTATGTTTGAAAAAGAACACAAAACATTATGTCAAAGTTTCTTATAGGACTGTTCATTAAATTTGGTAAGAGTGAATCTCTACGCAAAGCAGTATTGATGATGCTGAAAGATGCTTCATCTAAAACTGACAATGATATAGATGATGCAATCGTAAAGATGATTGAAGAAAAACTCTTCCCAGTGAAATGAATCCTGAAAAATTTCTCAATATAGATATTGAACCAGCACCTCCAGAATTAGAACTTTCTGTTGAAATGAGATGTAGAGAAATTATGAAAAGTGATGAATACGATAATATCAAAAGATATTGCACTCACCTCATAAGGCATCAAATGAAACAAGATGTCTTTCTTGCATCTTTACTTGGTCGGCTTGTAGAACTTGAAGCGATAGTTACAGTACAGGAAATGAAAGATATAAAAAAAACTAGAAAGAAAAAGTATAAAACTAAAAAAACTTTATTAGACAGACTTAAGGCTATGTTGAGCGTGTTCAGATGATCTTCCGTCTTCCCAAAAGACTTTATAGTAATACTGAGAAACCCCTAACTTATTTTTTCGTGTAAGAGCTTCTTGGATCGTTCCAGTAAATTGCGAGTATTTACTGGCTGAATATCCGATTGTATGATTCCTTTTTACGGATTGATTGATTTTAAATTTCTGTCCTATTGGCATTTTAGTTAAGTGAATTTTCGTATTCTTTAATTTCTTTTATTGTGAAGTCTTTTACCTGTAACTTTGGAATTTTGTTAATTTCGTAGTTATGTTTAACAATAGCAGTCCTTATGTGGTCATTAACCCAATCCCCATCATGCACTGTAAGGTCTGCTCTTGAATCACTTGTAATATGAACTCTATGTTCTACACCACGAAGTTCAATATCAAGTAATAATCTTACTAAGTTTTTCTTTCTGTTTTCCTGCAAAAATTTTAATTTTTTGCCAGATGGATGTTCTTCTCTCTTCATTTTCTAATTCATTGATTCGTTTGTTAATAGCATCATATCTAACACAATATTCTTTCATATCTAAGTTATTAAACCAGAATTGATTTTGCAGTTCTGCAAGTTGGTGCTGATAGTTTTCTATTAGTTTTTCTGTGTCCATAATTTTATTAAAAGTTTTAATTCAGCAATTCTTTTCTTTGCTGCTGCAATCTTTTCGGCTGTTGTCATAAATAAAAAGGGGTCTTACATGAAATACATCAGAATCCGTCTTTCGTTACCTAAAGGACTTAGATGAACCAATACATTGAAGGAACTTAATCCGAGCATTGGGAACTCAGATAACCAAAATATTTCAATGCCCCTATAACTTAGGCTGGGATCGCCTCGAAGTCTCTACTTCTTACTGGCAATGTGAAATTATCAACATTAATTTCAATAGATGCTCCAGTACTTCCATCCCTTCTTTCAAAGGTTTTTAACTTGCCACGACCAACAACAGTAATTTGATTTCCTTTTTTTACATAATTTGCAATCACATCACCACGGTTTCCCCATACAGCACAATCAAATTGTGTAGTCACATCTTGATCATTTGTAAGCAAGGTAAAACTGGTTACTTTTGTTCCTTTTGCAGTTTCTTTCTGTACTGGATCTGAGGCTAGATTGCCAACGGCTGTTACGTTTAACATAATAATTTTTTTAAATAGGGTTGTTTGGTTTGTTCTGCCAGTCCTCAATATCTTCTCGGTTGTATCGAATAGTGTTATTTAGAATGACAGTCCATTTGGGGCCACTAGGATGACCTCTGCGTGTTTTGGTTCTCCATAGACGCACAGTTTGAGGTTTTACACCAAGCTCTTCAGC